GATGAGTATGCGATACCAAGGCGGCGCATGTAAGGCTCTGAGTAAAGAATGTCGCTGATGGTGCGCTGCGCGGCGTAATCGGCGCTCATGTTAGCTAGATTGCCCTGCGCCAGTCTCATGCCTGACTCATACGCGCCACCAACATCGATGCCAATCCATAGCCGATTATAGTCAGCACCATCTAGCAGAACCTCATCTAAGATGCGCTGGATTTCGTCGCTGATGCTGGCTGCTAGTTGCGCGCTGAAGTCATACTGGTAGCCATAACCTTTGGCATTGACCTGTGCCGACTGAATGCCATCGAACAGCTCAATGATGCGGCGCTGCAGCTCCTTATATTTGCTATCCAGCACCTTCCATGCCGCACCAACCCGGCGATTCGCGCCTACCGGGTCAGTAGTTGAAGTGGGAAGGCGCGGCGAGGGAATCCGCGCATTGATTTTAAGCAGTTGCATCTGGCGCGCTCTGCTGTTGCTGTGCTGACGCCTGAGCCTCTGCCGCCATCTGCATGCGCATGGCTAGCATTGCCTGAGCTTCCGCCGGTGTAAGGGCCTCATATCCAGCGGCGCGACGCAACTCATCGATACTGAATGCTGCAATCTCACCAGCCTGGGTGCATTTATAATTAATGTCAGCCAGCTTGGATGCGAGCGTTACTTTCTCGTCATCGGTCGGGGCAAGAAGGTCGTCCCACTCAATTTCGATTTCAGATGGGGCCTGGCTGATGATGCCGAATTTCGCCAGCCTCTCAACGATGCTGACAATCAACCAGTTGAGGAAGCCGTGGCGGCGCTGGGTGGCACCATTGGCGTCGTCAATCTTATCCTGGTCAGATGCAAGCCGCCCGGTCTGCTGCCCGAAGATGATAGTAAAGGGCCGCTGAATCGAAGCAGCAAACTGGTTAGCTGCAACAGTCCATGATGGCTCCGGGTCCGCAGGTGTTACGCTCAGCACCTTGACGTCCGCACCCATAGTGAACATGGCCGCATCAATGGCTTCGTTAAGCCGCGCCACGTCTTCATTGAGCGTGTCGCCCAGCTCATCCAGAGTTACGCCCATCTGCTGAGCAAGAGACTGTGCGGATACATTCTCCTTATTGTAGTTAACGTTCAGCTGACGACTGGCGTTCTTCAGGAACCCCTCTGCGCTTGAGCCGGAAATCTTCGCCATGTCAATGAGGCTGTTGAAGCCAGCGCGCAACAGCGGGATTCCGGAATAAATCGAGCCATCCATTGCACCCTCGGCAAGGACGATAACGCGGTCCGGGTGAATCTTTACGCTGCGCTCTGGCTTGCCATCAGTGTTCAGACTGTCAACATATGACTCCTGATACTCCCACATCTTCGGCTGGCCGTAATTCTCTGAGGTCTCGTCGTTATCCCACTCAGATGGCCGCATCTGCTCTTCCCATGCAGGGATGAATCGGGTGATGGCTCGCGCCTTAGTTCGGTTGGTCTTCTCGGTTGCTACAGGCTGGTCCCACGCCTTGCCATCGTTGATCTGCATGATGATGCATGAGTAACGATTAACCAGGTTGCGGCGGTCTGCATCTTTGATGAAAGGCCAGAGGCGCTTCATTACACCATTGACTTCGGTCTCCCATGGGGTTTCAGCCTCATCGTCTCGACCTTTCTCCAGAACCTGAGGAAACTTGGACCAGCACTTATCCAGAATGCGATGCACACCAGCGGTTGCTGCTGGATGGCGCTCGTAGGTGTGGCGGAACATCTGCGGGGTGATTTCTTCAGGGTAGCCGAGCTCAGAATAAATCCGGTCGTGCTTCTGGTCTGCGCTCTGCGCAAAGCCGCAGCGCTCTCGCTCAATCAGGCGGTTGTTATTTGCCACGCGGTCTTTGATATAGGCATTAACTGCATCGATTTTGGACATAAAAAATCCCTCTGGGTTATGAGAGGGATTGTATCATGATTAGTCAAACCACTGTCGCATGAGCTTGTAAAAAGCAGGAGGTGCTGCGCCAGTGACGAACCAAACAAGAAGGAATGAAATAAACTTCACGTCGAGAGGTAAATCAGCTCCTTTCATACAGGCCGCGCATGCAATACCACAAAAAGCGAACCACGCTGTCGCAAAAATAGATTCTTTCACTAAATCCACCCCTTACATTTACAATAAATGTCATACATGCGGCACTTCATTTCATCACCTTTTTTCCACAATCCAGCAAGAAGCAAATTAGCAGGCAAGTGCCGATAGTAGCAATTGCACCTGGCCAAATGAAAAGCAGCGCAAGCGACGTGAAGTTATTTCCTGCTTCATCACCTTCTAGTGCAATCCACCGCCAGAAGCCAAAGAAAAGCGCAATGCCAATTGCGAAATAACCAATAACAAATAGTGCAATCACTTCTTCTCTCCCGTCACCGCGCCGCAGCGCTGGCAATTAAAGACATTAGTTCTTACCACGCCATGATAACAATGAACAATCTGCTGATTTTGATGCCACTTATGCCCGAAGATGCGTCCCATCAGGCCGGTGCATTTGGTTGTCATGGCTGGCTCCAGTAATCTTCAATTGCAGCACCCATCCGCTGCATCCAGTTGGCCAGCCGTAACGCAGCCTCTCTTTCACTGCCGCATTGTGGGAATCCATCAAACTTCATATCTGCGCGGTATTCGCCTCGATAAAGTTGGCCCGTAATCACAAGCTCCTGGTCAAGCAATCCTCCACTTCGTTTCTCATAGCGAACAGTGCGTATGAGTGCTGAACAAAATAGACAGATTCTGTCTTTTCTGATTTCTTGTCCAGCTTGTATGAGATTAACTGCACGAAGCTGCTCATGGCTTCACCACCCGATAGGCGATGATGTCGCGCTCGTGGCTGGCGAATTCGCCATACATCTTTTTACGCGCGTCTGATGCGACAGCAGCTGCCGTTTTCAGATCGTCATACAACCCAAGGTTATAACGCTTACCGTCTAATGTGCACCGCACACGCCATTTGCCTTCCTGCTTACACCAATCAACACCGCGAACACCGCTGGTATTGTTTACCTGCAAACCTGTGTTTTGTGCATTCTGTGAACGCGTAGCCTCCCGCAAATTACACCAGCGGTTATCAGCTTTGTTTTGGTTGATGTGGTCCACCATATCGGCTGGACAGCATCCGGTCTTGTACAGCCATGCAAGGCGGTGCGCTAGATAAATTTTTCCGTTTATCTTAATTAGTATGTACCCGTCATGATGTAAAACCCCGGCAATATCACCTGCTTTTACCGCTCCGCCGCGGCTCTTCAGCCAAGTGAATACCCCTGTGTCAGGGTTGTAGTGTATTAGTTCTTTTAGTCTTTCTTGTGTCAACATTTCTGCGCTCCATCATCTGCTGGTTGCTGCGAGGATAGTGCAGACTGATAACATACCCAGTAACCCTGAACGTATGCGCCAACAAGGTATCGCTTATCATCCTCTCGTTGCGATTTAACCCACTCAATCGTTTGGCCGGAAAAATCAGAATACCACGCCTCAAACTTCTCTCTGTCTGTCATCATCACACCCTCAGGCTGCCGCCTTTCTTATCGATTTTATTGTACCCCCGCGCAACCTGGACATTAACGAACGTATCTTCCAGGCAGCGCAGGAGCGTATCTTCATCCACATTGAACTTGGACATTATGACTTCATCAGCCAGGCCCATCCGAGACAGTGAGAACATCTGCATTTTTTCATCTTCGCTGATTTTCGAATAGGCGACTGGCTTCATAAATCCTCCTGTGGTTTGACGTAGTTTATGACAGGTTGAAGTAGATAGCAATAATCTACTTCAAGATATTGACGTAGATATTTGCATGGAGTAGATTTACATTAAATTAAATGCAGGAGCTGATATGAAACCTCAAAACACACAAGCAAAGCAGCGCATCGAAATGGTTCGCCAGATGGCAGGCAAGTTCACAGTTAAAGAGATTGCTGAACGCACTGGCTACACTGAGCACAGCGTGCGACACACAGCATCGCGCAACGGAATAAGCCTTAATGCTCGCTATCATCGCTGGACTGAGGCAGAGAAGAAGCTTGTGCGCGAGAATGCACATTGCATGACCGCCATTCAGCTTGGCGAAATGCTTGGAATCAGTCATCGTGCAATCCAGAGCTTTGCTCAGAACAACAACATTAAATTTAAAAAGAAAGGTGACCGACACTACATGTGCCAGATACCCGACGCCGATGTTGAGTTGTGCCGGGCGCTCTACGATGAAGGCCTGACACCAAAAGTCATCGCAGAGAAAATGGAAATGAAGCGCGGCACCGTGCAGAAGATTGTCACATTCCAGATTCGTTGCTAGCGCTTGCGGCGAATCCAGCCGGCTCCACGCTGAACAATGTGGTCATTTAGCGCGTAGCGGACTGAGTCCCAGAAATTGTTATGCGCATCCACAATGTCGGTAAGTATGTTTCCAGTCAGCTTATCGACTTTATAACTGTACATGGCCGCCTCATTCTGCATTTCTTTGCAGCGTTCATGGATAATGATTGCATCGCATCCCCTTAACCATGTGACACCCTCCTCTACGCTTCCAGCCCACTTGTTACATGGATGGATGTCGAATCCGGCGCGCCTGATATGACTTATCGTCTCTGGCCTTGCGCAATCAGCATACCACCTCGCCCTCTTCGCCATAGGGAATGACTGCTCCATAGCTGCTGGCGTATCAGTTATCTCAAGCCCCACCCTGCCGTACTCGCGATTAATATAAACGTTGCGCCTGCTGTCTGGCAGCTCTTCGATATAGACTTCCACCATGGCCGTAGGATCGGAACTAAAGCCGAAGTCCATGCCAAAGTAAGGCCCATGCCATTCAGGCTTAACTTCGAAGTCAGCAACTCGCCATTTACAGCCGAATACCTGCTCATCGCTTCTGGAGGAGAATCGGCCTTCATAGATATGAAGATAACGGTCGAAGTCGTTCTCCTTCATTGTGTTCATGTGGCGGCGAAGCTCTTCCGTGAACCAGTGATTATCAGACCAGTTGATTTCAATTATTAGGCGATCATCATCCTCATATATTCCATCAACCACTCTCTCCTTCCATGGCGCAACCCAGGTCTGCCACACAGGGTCCTGCTCATTCTTCGGGTTGAATGTCGTGATTATCTCCGCGCCTGGCTTCCTTATGGTTGGTATTAGCACTTCAATGCTCGCACGGGTTATCGACTCAGCCTCTTCACACCAAGCTATATCAACGCCAGCCATACCTTTAAGTGCAGTGATGTTCCTGTGCATACCCCTGAAAAAGAACTTTGAACCCGAGCCACCATGGGTTATCTCATTCTCTACGACGCGGTATTCCTCGCTGTTGCCGTTGCGGCTTATCGCATCAACAATCTCGGAGTAGCTTGAGTCCTTTATGGAGTTCTGAATCTCCCTAAGGCACGCGATACGGCGCTTCTTGAACCGGCTAATCTCCTGCAGGTAGCTAACTACTCCGTATGTCTTCCCGCTGCCTCGGCCTCCATAGATTGTCTTATATGGCTTAGGATAGAACATGCGCTCAAGCTTTGCTGGCACAAATAACTCAGCCGCCTCATCGGTCTCAGTCACTCCGCTTTCTGTAAGGTATATGGATTTAACCAAATCACCACTTGGTGATACCAAGCCGAACACCTTTGATCGTGACACAGTTGATATTGACCCCGCCACAAGCTCCAGCTTTTCGATTGCAGCCAGGCTTAGTCTTTTTCTAGCCATGGTTACAGAACTCCTTATGATGCGACTCCCTGAATTTAATCATCGCCTCTTCAGCCTCTGCAATGTCTTGAAATCTTCCGACTCGATAATGCTTTCCTTGCACCCAGCATTGCGCAACCCAGCAACCAGCGCGCTTATCCCAACAAACGCCCTTTACTCCTGAAGTGTTTGTTGATGGCATTCTCAGGTTCCATCCATTTTGGTGCTTTGTGGCGCATCTTAAGTTCTCTAGCCGATTATCTGACTTGTTATGATTTATATGGTCGATGAACTCTTCAGGCCATTTTCTATAAGAAAAAAACCAAGCAAGTCTATGCGCGCGGAAGCTATGCCCATCAATATTTATAACGACATATCCAGAGTCGTTTTTTACGCATCCAGCGATGCATCCTGCCTTAATTCTGTTTGATCTTGCTGATGGCTTTTTCAACCAAACAAAAAATCCCGACGTGGGATCGTAAGAAAGGAGCTCGGTTAGTCTTTCGTAGGTGAGATTATGTTCTTTAGCAGACATTTAAATTAATTCCTCATCAGGGTCATCATGAAGTGTCGCGGCAATCGGTGATGAGCCGACTTTCGGATGCCTCCTAGCCGCAAATCTACCTTATCAGCTATTCCCCTGCTCCTCCAGTAACTTTTCCAGGCGCTCAAGGCGCGCTGCCAACTCAGTGACTTCGCGAACATCTAGTCCAACGCGTACAACCTCTGCAAAGGTTTTTCCCAGGTCTGCAGGGATAACGCCGGTAGCTATTCCACGGATGACGGCATCAATCTTCTCTACAGCTGTGCCTTCATCAGGGAAATCAACTTCAAAGGTCGGAGCCACTGGCTTTGGCAATGGACTGAAGCGTACGATAAGTTCTTTCATCATTGCTGAATCGCCCTCATGCACAGCCATCTGCACAATCTTGTCGTAAAGTGCATCCTCGCTCAGCCCCTGGCGTTCAAGTGCGGCAATAAGCAGCTGACGCTTATCCTTGCCGCGTCGGTTTTTAGGTTGATTTTCGCTATTAAATAAATGTTTTGCCATAGATTAAACCTATTAATTATCAGCTTTTAATCTGTTCTACAGATAATGTAGTAGTAGTTTACCACATACAAAAAAACCCCGCTTAGCGACGCTTTTCTTTTGACTGCATATGCCATAGCTTCCTGCCTGGCATATCGATTCTGACACCATCAATGGCATCAGGAAAGGCTTTGGCAACCTTAGCGATGAATCGGTCAAGACCGCATTCCTTTGCGGCCTGCCAGACTTCCTGCTTTGTGTTTATTTTATACCTCCGGAATGGTTGGTTTTCGGTACAGTGCAACGTCAGTTGGTTTTTCGTTTCCCGGTCGCCACATGTAGCTTACTCCGTGAGTGAGTTCATTTACATTGCTCATGGCTGTAAATGCCACTGGCTCATTAAACGCCTTACGATAAACCAGAAGCTCTTTTGCCATTTCTATACACTCATCATGATTAGGTGGAAACAGCATAGGATGATTTTCCATTTTCGCCACTGCATCTAGCCTTTCATCACTAATCATCACTGACCTCCCGGCGCTGCTGGCAGTGGCATCCAGTAATCAGCGACCACCTCAACTCCAAATCGGTTAAATTTATTGCTTTCGTATCTAACGGCTTCGATAGCCTCACCCAGGCCCGATGTTGGAATCAGCACGCGCTTACCGATAGGCGGCATGCGTTCACTACACTTCACCCACCCATCGCTTACAGGCTGTGCGGTGGCGTTAAGGCGCTGTTCAAGTTCAGCGACATATTTAGCAATGGAGATAATATTTTCAGGTCTGCACATTTCCAGGTAATCACAAAGCCATGATGCTTCATTTGATTTGCTACCTGTTGAAATTACAGATTCTTCACGACTTTCACAGATTATTTCATGGTCTTGATTACCATCTTTATCCTGGCATAAGGCGCTACTCCAATCGGCACCGTACCATTCTGCGATAAACTTTGCTTGCTCTGATAACTCTGACAACTTAATCATGATTTCACCTCATGGCCCAATGAGCTAAGCAGTTCTACAACTTCATCGCGGTGAAGAAAGGGCTCACCTTCTGGGTCGTAAACGAATTCTGGCAACTCCACCTGGCGCAAAAGCTGAGCGGGTGGGGCGGTGTAAACTATTCTGGATTCATCACCGCGCTGATTAGCTTCATCAAATAAATATTTCGGCGCGTCATACCACTTACCATCATCAATAAGCTGATAGACAGGCTCAGCCGTAAGAGCTGCGAGCGCTATTTCATGCAACTTCAAATCACTTCTAAGCACTGGCGCATCGGGGTACTGAGCAACGCAGCGCTTAAATTTCTCTATTTCGCACTCGCAATATTCAATCAGCGCCTGCACATCACCATCAACTGGATTGGGGGAATTAGTTGTCATGGTTGGTCTCCATCATTGCCTGCTGAACCCCTTCAATCCTGGCGATTTGCATAAGTTCGTCGATATCTGAATTAATGCATGGCATAACGAATTGCATCGAGTGATTACTTCCGTCATATCTGCTAACCATCTCTTTAATTCGCGCTTTTAACTTCCGCTTTCTGTTTTTTCTTTCAGATTCAGTCGAATTTTTCATCGTTGCAATAGTATGTGACATATCAACCCGCCTTATGACCTGGAGCGAAACATTTGCTCCTGTTGCTGTAAAACTGCCAGCCTGCTTTCTTGGCTGCCCTAACACATTCGCCATTAGTTTGCCCGGCAAAAGTTCTGAATCCTTCCTGCTCTGACCTGTATTCAGTTGATATGGTCTGCTTTATGCAGACCTGACAATCGCAATACAAATCTAGTGTGTAACCGCCGACAACCATATCAACCCGCCTTATCCGCAGTGTCATGGGTGCCGGAGAGAAGTTGCACAGGAATCTGAGGTAATTTCAGTTCGGCGTAAGCAAGAATCTGGCCGCAACCCCAACCGAGGTAATAGGTCGAGAAATCTTCATGGCAGTAAGCCTCGTGCCAACCTACAGGCCAGTAAGGTTCACCATCTGGCGTGTAAAGCTCACAATCTGCATCATCGTCTTCATCCAAACCTTCAGGCTTTGATTGATTGAACCAAACAGCTTGAGAAACCCGTAAATTTTGGTCGCCATTACTGCGATAGCAAACCCAATATGATTTGCTTTCACCAACTGGCAGGCCTGGTTCTCCAGATTTGCAGACGATATTCCAGCTAACCGCCATCGCATCCAGCTTCTGCTGCAATGCGGCGTAGTCTTCGTATGAAACGTAACCGCCTTCCATTTTTTCCGGCACAGGCGAAATAAATAACTCGCCTGTCACCAAGTCTTCATTTAAATCATATCGTGTGACATTAACCATTTCTCACCCCATAGCGTTTATTTTTAATGATTGGTTGTTGCTTAATACTTTCCCAACTTTCAGCTGTCATGCCTGCAATGTCGAGAGGTTCTATTTTAGCAGTTCTGCAAATAATATCTACTGCGCTGTGAATATTTTCGAACAGTCCAAGATACTTGCCGCTTCTGGAAAATTCTGGGCTGTAAATTACTGCACGGAATCTTTTGTTAACCTCAGTTATACCAGCAAGACCGGTATTGTTTGGATGACTTCCCCACTGTCCAGATTTGCGAGGGCATGAAGGCATTTTTCCTTCGTGTTCTTTCCGCTCGCGCTCCATCATGTCATTCATTCTTTCAATTCTGCGTACTGCATCTCCGCCTAACATATGTCACCCCACTACGCGCATCATAAGTACTGTGACAAGTTGCTCATCTTTATCAACCGAGAACTTATCACCACGCGCATCGAATGAAACCTTGTACAGAAGATGCCTGACATTTGATGCGATTGCTGGTTCTCCATCTTCGAAATCAACAGCATTCCATCGCGTAACGAGCTTGCAGAGATTGTGCGGCGTTTTATGACCATAACCCACCTCTTGCTAGGATAATTTTATGCGTTCAATGTAGCGCTTCCCAGATGCGTTAAACTTGATATCACGCACTACCTTTCCACCATGTTGCAAATGCCGGTAAGTCAGTCGCTGTAATTCGTTCTGCGCCCCAACAAACCCAATCTCTGCTTCAAGTTCTGAATTTTTATAAACTGACATATCTCACCCCAGGGTAATTAATGAAAATAAACACCAAACAGCCGTGCAGAGCAATGCTACGACTAACCATACGATTTCATTGCTGGTCATCATGACTTAACCACGGGCTTGCAGTTTAGCGCGGCATTGATGATACCCGG